CCAAATGTGTTAGTGTGAGTGTCGTTAGCCCCTCTACCAAAAGAACCAGCTTGCATTAAAAATGTGCCTTTTACAGTCAAATTTCTACCTGAATCACCCGTAGGTCTCATTAATCCTGAACCTAACTTTGTTAAATTGTTTTCAATTACTGCGGTATTATAACCTACTGTCGCATCGCTATCTACTATAAGATTATAAAGGTCTACGTCTCCTGTTCCTGTTATATCAAGATTAGTAGAAGTATCATAATCTATTTTTACAGTGCCTTTGTTATGTGTAAATGTGCCATCATTGTTTATTGCAAAACCCCCAGATGTTTCATTAGTAATAGTAGTAGTTCCGCTTGTTGCATTGTAAGTAGTTCCACTGTTAATTGTAAGACTTCCAAACTTTACATCTCCAGCAGCACCGTTCAAAGTTGCATTAGTTGACAATGTCACATCACCATCAACTCTTAATTCTTGATTATTTACGTGATAAGTAGAGTTTATTATTTGTAAAGCTCCTTCTATATATTTATTATCAGTATCTCCAATACCACCTGCTTGTGTAAATGACCTAGCCGATGCTCCTAAATTAATTGTTAAATTGTTAAACCTTTGATTAGCTGAACTCCAAGCCATAGATGTATGGTCTGCTGTTTCAATAGATACTGTTCCGCTATTATGTGTAAATGTTCCGTTATTTTGTATTGCATAATTACTGCTATTTTCATTTGTAATAGTAGTAGTTCCGCTTGTTGCTACGTATGTTCCTCCACTGTTAATTGTAAGACTTCCAAGCTCAATAGAACCTGCACCACCATCAAGCTTTCCTGTGTTGTTTATTGTGCAATCTCCTTGCACATCTAAACTGAAACTTGAAGAAAAGTGTTGAAATTCTCCTACATTTATTGTCAAATCACCATCTATTGTAGTATTTTCTACATATTCTAAAACTCTGGAAGAAGATTGTAATGTTATAGAAACATCGTTAAAATTACCACTAGTGCCATTTAACCTAATAAGTTTGTTACCTGCAAAATCACTATTTATTACTAGATTAATAGTTGTAGATACTGTTCCTCTGTGTTCACAGATGTATCCTTGTGCATTTGCATCTAAAGTTAACGTTCTAGGTGTACCATCAGTAGTTAATGTTCCTTGAATATCTATTGAACCTACTGCATCATCAGCAGTCATAGTTACAGTGTGACCACTAGCAATTACTGCCGTGTCACCAGTAGAAGGATGGCCTGTTTCAGTCCAAGTAGCGTCTACGTTAAAGTTACCGCTGCCAGCGGAATTGTAGGTCGCCATTCACTAAACTTGCTCCGCATAGACAATAACTGTCAAATCTGCGCCATTGCCTGTTGCCCTTACACATAGATGTCTTACTGGTGTTGTTGATATTGCCTTAAGTGCGTTACTACTTGTACCTACACTTATGTCATCTCCAACTTGTGTCCAGTCAGATCCACCCTCGGAACCTGGAGTATCTTTCAATGATCCGTAAACCTTAGCGGTTCCAGCTACAGATCCATCACTGTTAAAGATCTGGATTGCATATCTGTTAAACAATGCACAGTCGAATTTATCTAAAACCGTAGTTTCAGATCCTCCGACTGCCGTCTCTGTGTTTTCAAACTTTGCTGCGTTGCGTGTCTGATCTAGTCTTAATGTTGTTCGTACTACAGTTGATGCCATTAGTCTGCCCTCTTAGGCTTCTTAAGTCCCTTGGGCTTTTTAGGCTTTACTTCTTTTTTGGCTTTGGGTTTTCTAGCAGCTTTGCCCCTAGATTTAGGCTTTCTGCTCCCAGTCTTAAGCCCCCCGCCAACGTCTTTTTTGCCGACGGGATCCTTAATCTGTAAGATTCCAACCCTTTTGCGAGCTTTGATTTCAGCAATGAGTTTCTCATCTCTGACCTCAACTTCTTGACCTGGATAGAATGTGACATTCTGCCCAGTGCCAATCCTCCTAATAAGAGGCTTAGCCCCATGATTGATGATCTTGACCATATATTAAGACCTCCAATCACTTTAAGCGTTCAAATCTCTTACACTACCGCTGGTGTTCCACCTGTAAGTAATCAATTCCATTGCGCTAATTAATGCAAATTGCTTGGTTAATGATTGTGTTACAGCTAGGTTATCATTAGCTACATAGGTTGTTGGTGCTGCAACTCTTAAAGCGAATTGTGGCAAGTCCAACAAGTGTATTCTGGATGTACCGCTTGCTTCTTTTGTAACATGTTGTGAAACAAAAATTGGTATTCCATTGTAAGATCCAACTCTGCTGTCGTAGTTTAGACCAGCTTGTCCAAGAACTCCATTTTGTGAAGCTGCTCCACCTTGTGCTGCATCGTAACGTAGGATAGTAGCTGCGCCACCGTCTCCACCTTTGGTTAACAGTTGTTGAAGGTTCATGTATGTGTCGTGACCTGTTAATAGAATCAAATCTGCGTAGTTTGCTCCATTGGTCATTACTCCTTCAATCATGTTATCTAACATTGCTGTTGTAAGTGCTCTGTCAGATCCGTCATTGTGATCTGTGTGACCTGCGTCCATCCAAGCTGCTTCTGTTTGCTTGGTTAAGTTGTACATGTCTCCGTCAGTTCTTGCTGACAATGGTCCGCCAGATGGATTACAGTAAGCATCTGTAGTAGTTACACGATCAAGAGATTCTAAGTTGTTTCCTGCTGGTGTATCTGCATCTGCTAATAACATCTGATCCATACCAAAGACGTGGGCATCTCCCATTTCTTTTCTCATAAATGCAGCTAGACCTTTTAGACCATCATCTGCGTCAGATAGTAATTCTGCTTTGGTTGAAAGTTCGTAAGGTGTTACGATTTCTTTTAGAGTTGCATTTACTTCTTTTAGAGTTGGTGCAGTTGTGTCTCCAAAAGATCCACCTTCTGCGGTTCCTGCTGCAAAGTCTGCGTTACCACCGTCATCTACTGGACGGGTTGTCATTACTCTCCAACCTGATTGTGTCCAAGGTTCTTTCTTTAATAGCTTTGCTACTTCAGACTTGGTGTTTAGCTGGTTGTAAACCTTTGCTCCGTATACAACATTGAAAGCGTTTGCTTGGTTGGCAACTGTGAAATCATTGTCGCCCTTCTCTATGCCGTATCTTTTTGCTATGCCTAGTGTTCCGCCATAGTAGGCGTTTATGTATTCTTCCATTTCCATGTTTAGTTACCTCTCTCTAATCTTTCTAATTCTTCCCATGACTTGTTTACAAGATCATTGAAATCATATTTTGCTTTAGGAGTCTCAATAGTTTTTGGTGCAGGAGTATTCTTGCTACCTGAATATACGTTAAATCCGTATTTCTTTAATGTGGCTAAAGATTTTTCTAAAGAATCTTCTTTGGATTTTTTACCGTATCTTTTTTCGTCTTCATCCATTTTTTCTTCTTCATCTTCTTTTTCCTCTTCGTCCATCTTTTCTTCATCCTCATCGGCTTTTTCTTCGTGCATTTTCTCATCTTCGTCCATTTTCTTATCTTCTGCCATATCTGCTAGATAAGCCATGACTTCTTTGAGCTTGCCGAGAGTTTGTTCAAGATCCTTGGTAAGTTCATCTTCCTTATTTAGATCTTCTTCTCTAACTGGTTCTTCTAACGCCTCGACTGCTTCAGGAGCCTCTTTTATTTCTTCAACTGGCTCAGATGCGTCCGATTCATGCGTTCCACATGTGCAACTTGACATGACTACTATTTGGAACGGATTATATATAAAGACTTTTTTAATTTCGGAATCAAAAACCTCTCAAGCCACTTGGACCTGTAGATGTTCCCATATCTAACCTAAACTGCATTCCTGACGTTCTACCTGTACCGCCACCTGGTTTTTTGTAAGTTTTATCAAACCGACCTGGATTATACCACAACTCTGAACAAAAAGCCCTGTCATCTCTTACTTCTCTTCGTCCTGGTATGTTTTCTAACCTTCTTACATTAGATAAACAATTTTCAAACCATACTTTACCTGGTGTTTTCTTTTTAGAAATACTTACTCCTTTTTCTAACATTTGCATTATGTCATTTAAATGATCGTTTGATTTTTTAAGTGATTCTGTACTTACCGTAGTCATTGTACCTTTACCTAGTATGTCTGATACTCTTTTGCTACTCCACATTCTGCATGACCAATACCTTGCCTTATACTTTGGGCCTGGGTTGTCACAGTTGTGTCTTGCTCTAAAGTTTCTACGCCTTTCTGGATCATCTCTTTTTATGTCTAACTTAGGATCTCCAAATTTTACTTGTACTACGTTGCCTTTGTCATTTTTTACATATACGCCAAATTTTTTTTTGCCGTCATTTAACCGAAAAGGTTTGTTTAACTCAACCTTCCTGCCCTGATATTCGGCCTTAACAAGCCTAGAGTCATCGTGTTCTTCTATTACTTCAAACTCAAATGCCTCAACTGCACCTTCATGTGGTGCATAATCTCCTACCATAAGTACTGGGCCATCTTTGTATGCCATCCAATGATGTCCTTCTGGTGGTTTCACCTTTAAAGTTTTCATTTCTTTTTTAGTAGACTTGGGATGACCAGCAGGTAATAAATCGTAATCTGTAGTATACTTAGGATTTGAAGGCCTACCTGAACTTAGTAGTCTTAAGAATGCTTTAACACGACCTAATGCCCACTGATCTCGGCTACGTACGCTAGGACGATGGCTCGTGGAGAACGCACCCGCACCTCTACGGAACACTGCTTTTAGTGCACCAAGGTTAGCCTTTTTCCCTTTAGCATCACCAACTTTTTTGTTGTGTTCATCTCTGTAATTCTCTAATGTCTTAATATTTGCAGCACTTAACTTGATACCTCCACGAGTTGCACCAGCAGATCCTCTAGGGTTCCTTGTACTGCCTCTTCTTCTTTCGCTAGGCTTTGCTGGTGTTTTTGGATCGTCTGCTGCTTTTACTATATTTATGCTTTTAAGTATATCATCTAGTATATCTTTAGATTTGCTGTATCTACGTGCTTGTATAGCCCTTTCCTGCCTTACAGCCCCTTCTCTAGTATCATGGCAGCCTAGTAGCTTTCTATCCTTTTTAGCAAAAAGACAATACTTACCATTTTTACGCTCTATGATTTTTTCAACCATACTTTCTACTTCGTCAAGTGTTACTTGTACTGTAGATTTAGCTTTGGCCATTGCTACTTGTCTAACAGTAGCTTCGGGGTTAGCAGGATTGTCTCCTACCCAAGAAACAGACCAGAGATCTAGTTCGTTGATTTGATTGTGGCAGCTATCTTCATCACAAACTTTCTCCTGATCCATTGCTTCACCCCTGATGCTACTGGCTCCTGTAGAGCCAAATTCTTGAATTTCCTTCCATACTTTGTTGTGCATGGATAATTTATCATGTATTCCTACTCTGACTTTTACTTTACCGTTTTTTATTTTATAAGCTAATGGTAATCCTATTGGTTGTTCTTCATGCCTATATGAATATACACCATACTTCATGTAAAAATCCATAGACTCTTTTATTGTCTCAGTAGGGATCTTGTCGTTTTGTTTATCTATAATTGGTGCAGAGATATAAGTCTCCATAACTCTATCATTATACCATTCGGGCCTGTAGACTATCCAACCTGTATCATTCTCGTTTTCTTTAAAGATAGTGCGTACTGCCACAACCCTATTCTAAGATTATTATTATTAAAGTTTTACACAGTTTCGGAGAGAGACAGACACCTTCATTTCCACTGGAACTTTTATTATATAAGAAAGAATATATCTTGTATAGCTAATAAGCCGTCGTACCCCTCTAAAAACTAAAAAAAAAATAACAAGACACCTTGTAATAGTTCCAGTGGAAACAAAGGTGTGTGTCTCTATGTTATGTTTTCAAATTCAGCTTCTAGTCTTTCTGCCAACATAGTTGACCATGTAAGTTTAAAATTAGGTGCTTCTTTTACAACAGCCCTTCTAAAATAAGGTCTAGGTTTCAATCCATTTTTACGAATATTATTAGCTATTGCATAAGCATCTTTTTCATCGCCTCCTAATACTCTACTTGTCCATTCTTTTATACTTTCCATAAATGAACCATCTCCAGAGGTTGCGTTGTGCGGACCTGATCCATACTCTACATATTGTGCATAAGGCAATTTTGTACCTACATAATATGTAGCTAAACCATTAGCAAGCTCTCTGTTGCCATCTATTTCTACAGCTAGTTTAAGTGCTCTGTCAGATCCTAGCCCTTGTGGATATGGCTGATTCATCTCACTTACTACATCGCCTTTAATATCTAACGCAGTTTGTTCTATTGCATCTGCTGTAATTTCCATTATTGCATCAGGCATTAAGTTAAAATCATCACGAACGTTAGTAAGATTAGGATCGAAATCCATCGTTATCTTAACCATTACTTGTATTCTAACACGGCTTCTACACTGTCGTCACCGTATTTTTCTTTCCATTTGCGTTTTATATACTTTTCACCTTTCTTGAAATGATCGTATTTAGCTTTCTGCATTTTCTGCTGTCTTACAATATGCGGCCCACGTTTCCATTCTATTTCTGACTGACATGCTTGACATAACCCACTTGGTAAAACATGTACCGACATTGGCCCTAATCTACATTTTTTGCAACTTCCGCTCATCTTACCATCACCAACACTGTCCTTTGGTTTGGATGTAATAAGGCTTTCCCTGTAAGCCTAAAATTATACTTAGCTCCTATTGCTTGTTGCAATTCTATTAGATCGTCTAAAAACATGCCACCTGCTGGGATCCTGCCACTTAACTCTTGATGTGCTCCACATGTTCTGTTGTCGTTTATAATCTGTAAACTATACTTAAAACGTTCTTCTAGTAAATCTTCTGCTTTTGCATAACCTCTAAATCTACCTTCGTTAAACACATTTAACATCTCTGTACGTGCTATCCTACCTAGCTTCCAAGCTTGTGTGTTAGCTACTCCTCTTACCTGATCTACCATTGTTGCCATTGGCACGTTAAGTGCAGCAGCCTCAAAGATTACTTTGTTCATCTCTGTGTTTAGTTCTTGCTCAAAGTTACCTAACGCCAACCCAAGAGGCCCACTAGTTTGTAAAATTCTTATGTCCTCAAAGTCAAACTCGTCACGACTATACGACTGTTTACCAAGCCCTGGTGAATCTGCATAAGCAGATCTTGCACCGTTTAGATAAGCATCTGTTACGTCATCCTCTATAGCTTCTCGTAATTGTTTAGAAATCATCAGAGTTATCTCTGACACTACCTCTCTAAGCTCAACTACGTTGTCTATACTTTTAAGACTTTGAAACTCTCTGGTTAAGACAGCTCGGAGGTCTCGTAAAGCTCGGTCAATGTAGAGAGATGCTTGCTTGGCTCCGCTTCCTCCAGCGACTCCTCGGAACGCTTTAGAAAATCCTGCCTTACCTTCTCTGCTGACTTCGGTAGTACTAATTCTCCATCCTCCCCTAAGTCCACATCAATACCTGAATTTTGAAACTGTGTAATGATTTGTGCTTTTAGATTCATGTTGTTTAAGTATTGTGTCTCGTTTCTTTCGTTAATGTCGTTAAACCTAACTGTCCAAGTAGAAATATCCATAAGCTTTAGCAACGGCCTTATCAAGCCTAACTCTACACAACGCTGTGTTTCTCGTATTGTACGATCAAATATAGTAATCTGCTCACCTTCTGAGTTAAGTCCACCTACTCCTGACATGTCACCCACCACTAACGGCATAACACCATACGATGCGTTTATGTCATTGTTAATCCTGTCCATGTAGGGCAACATCATTAACTCATCAAAGTTAGGCATAATGCTTACAAACTTAGCAGTGTTAGATCCTTCTTGACTGCTAATGATTGGTATAAAGTTAGGATTGCGTCTTGTCTCTTCTGCTATGTATTCTCCTAATCTGTTA